CAAAACTTGACCAGCTGTTCCAATTCCAAGCCTAGCAGGAGTTGATCCGCTTGATGAATAGATAGTGTCGCCAGTAGTTGTCATTGGGTTTGTCATACCTGTTGTATCTAGGTTTGCCCAAGCGCTGCCTGTGTAATAAGTGGTTACGTTTGTATCTTTGAGATATGCAAAGTTACCTTCTTGTGGTGAGGTAACTGCGGCATCTCTAGCTGCGGCGCTGGCAAAGACCCACACGCCTTGCATTAAATAGCCATCTACATCGGCGGCGGTTAATACCTCGCCTGTCGTAAAGTCCTTAAAGCCTAATCCTGCTGCCATTTTTACTCCTTAGTAACTAAGCACATTATAGTCTAAAGTGCCATATCCTGTTGTATTGTCCAAAATTAGAGCGTCTATAACTGGTTCTAAAGTTGTAAAAACTACTCTAAAGCTGTTGGGTGTGATGACGTTTTGCACTCCAAAGATCTGTAAGGTTTTGTCTAGGGTAGATCCACCTGGCTGTGTAGTGACTACTCGGATCGGGTCAAAGAAGTCCAACTCTAAAGCTGCAATTATGCCTGTGTTGTAGTTAGGGGTGTATAGGTCTAGCTCTATGGAATCGCATCGCACGCTAGTTTCAGCACGGCTGGCTGTATAAGCCTGGGCATAGTCCAGGGCCACGGCATCGGTCTGCATTAACAGGTCTTGCACTTGAAAACTATGGATAAAGTATTTATCGATTGAGGGCTGGTTAATGGCAGTCTGTGGTGTGCCACCTGTCCTAGTAACAGTCGATGAGTTAAAGATAAGGGTGTCATCTAATTTCCAGTTAGCGTTAGCGTAAGCGATACCTGTGCCATCATCATTAAAGGTAGTTACTGTGCCACCGATTGATCCAGCAGTTACAGCTCTATCTTGAAATACAAACTCGCCATTAGCATCAACATAGAATGCCCCATACTCTGACTGGGCTACAGTCTGTAAAGCGCCAAGTGATGTGCGTAGTGTGCCTGGATCATTTTGCAGCGTAGTTAGACCTGCATCAATATCACGCATAGTCGCTGGCCAGTCGATCTGATCTAATATCTGATTTACACGTGTGCCTGATAAGTCGCCAGCAGTAGCACCTGCGACAGTAGTTATTTGGGCATTGTTGGCTAACCTAGATGCATCTACAGCTTGTATGGTTGTATAGGCCACCTCTGTAGCATCTTTAGGTTGAGTATTAACATAACTGGTAATAAAGCCTGAGAATATAGGATAGGTAGTAGCGCCATAGGTTGCAGTAATCTGCACCTTCTTCATAGGTGTCAATTCAAGATAATACGGACTAGATGGGTTAGTCGGGTTAAAATCACCATTTTGATCTACTATGCGTAGCGTTAATTGGCCTGTCTGGAATTGATCAAATAAAGGATTACGGCCTCTGGTGGTTTGTATAAAGTTAATTTGATTTGACACATCAACAATAATGGCAGCTGAGTCTTCTAATATGTTTACGTCTAATATGCCTGTATCTAAAATCATCGCCTGGGCAAAGGCTGGCCCTGTTGAGAAGTTAATATAGGCGTTTACTATTGGTACTGTCATTGAAAAGCTATCGATCCTGCTGGTATTAACGCTCCGTTACCTAACTTAGTTATTTCGCCTAATTTATTTTGTATAAAAATACTCAAATCTTGGTCGCTAGTTAATACTGCGCCTGTATTTACTGTTACCTGTGGCACTACTACAGGTGCTGCTGCTGCGGCAGCTGTTGTGGCAGCGGATGGTAATTGCCCTGGTACTGCGTATTGGCTCATCTGTGCCATCATCGCATCGGCCTGGGCTTGCAGTCTTGCAGACATTCCAGCCAGCCCTGCTGCTGCGCCTGAATCTAATCCCATTGTCTTAAAAGTATTTACTAGGCTCGTAAAGATTGCATCGTACTTGCTAGGCAGGGTGTTTAACGCATTAGCAGCATTGTTAGCGCTCTCGGCTAAAGCCCTGGCTGAGTTACTAGCTTCTAATTCTGCATTGTATTTCTTAGCCAAAGCCTCGTTATTATCTAGGATGGCTAACTTAGACTGGATGCGTAATTTAGTCTCAGCATCGGTAGCCTCGCCCAGCGCCTTCATTAAGCCTATGCGCTCAACATCAAACTTCTCAGATAGTTTATCTACCTCGGTTTGCTTCTTGTTCTTGGCATCTAGTAACGCTAATTCTTTTTTCTTCTGCTCTGATAGTTTATTTTCTAAGCGTAGCTGTTGGCCAAAGATACGAGCTGATGCTCGGCCTTGTTTGTTGTCTGGTGCTGCGCCAGCTCTTTGTGCTGCGCCTATCTCTGCAAAGCCTGCTAAGTAAGCGCCCAATACTGGAATGTTTTTTACGTCAAATAAAACGCCACCTACTTTGGTGCTGCCTAATTCTTTTAACTTTGCCACTAAAACACCAACGCCTACTATCGCATCGGCTGTACTCTGTGCAAAATTATCCATTAAAGTTGTGGCGCTTTGAATGCCAGTGTCTCTGCCAAGCAAACTCAGTGCATCAACTAGGCCTTTGCCTATTGTTTCTCTAGCATCCTCAGCAGCTACAGTTAGTAAATCCATTTTGCCAGTAAAGGTCGTTAATCTAGCTTGTGACTGACCTGCAAACTTTTTGTTAAGTTCGCCCAAGATCTTGTCCATATCGCCAGTCTTCAACGTGGCTTTACTTATGCCTGCACCTAGTCTGCTAAGCCCTGCGGTGTTGCCTGAAAATCCACGTGTTAAAGCTGCGCTAACCTCTGTTAAAGATCGACCAGTCGCAGCACTTACATTTAATGCTGTATTTAACGCTTCTTGGCTTTTAGTTATTGATCCTGTGACAGTTAGTAATTGCTGAAATGCTGGGCGTAGTTGATCGTCTAGCACGCCTGTAACTCTTTGTAAATTGGCTATGTAATCCTCAACGGCTGGGGCGCTAAATGCAAAGCCAGTATTTTTTAACTGTATCTCTAAAGATTTGGCGGCCTTCTCGTCAGCTGCAAAGGCTGCAACGGCCTTCTTACTAAATGCTAATAATTTTTGAGCAGCAAATACGCTGGCAAATGTGCCACCCAATTTTTTAATAGTTTTATCAAAAGCGCTGATTTCCTTTTGGCCTTTTTTTAATCCTTTATTATCAAAGGTGCTAACCGCACTTACAATTAAATTGGCCACTATGCTGCCCTGCGTAACTCTGTTTTATTCTTGAAATCTATGGCGACTGTATTGATGGCTTTAATTACAGCTGGTATAACTTTGTTAGATTCCTCAAACCAAGCTCTATAAATTAAGCGACCTCGCTGTTTGCCTTCACCCTTCATTTGACTGATTGATTCGGCAGATTCTATAAATTGAATGCCAGCATTAGGATTAAGACTTTGTGAGTTAGGTGCGCCCCTGCGGTTTTTGCGCCCGGCAGTTTCAAATATAGCGCCAGGTGCAGATATGTTGGCTACATAAAATGCAGCAGCAAAGCCACTGCGATTGCGCCGATTTGTGCCAGCATTGTATTTTATTAAACTTTTTGCTAGTGAATAGTCATAGGCTGGAAATGCCCGATAGTTAATAGTCTCGCTAGATGATGTGCCTTTGCCCCAACCACTAAGCACTTGATCTTGTTGGGGTAAATAGCCACGTGCTTTATCTCTGACAATAATCATCGCTGTCTTAATATCTTTAGCCATCTGCTTATTAAGCTGTGGCTCTACTTCTCGCATAGCCTTCTGGAGTTGCTTAACGCCGTTTACCACGACTGGCATTTCGGATCTCCTTAGCTCTGTCGGTTAGGACTTGTATGATTGCGGCATACATTTCGCTATCCATATCAATAAATTCTCTAGGCGGTATCCCAGTCTCTACGCTCAGTTGAGCGATTGAGTAGAGAATCGATGACCGCTCGATTATTTTTTTTCGTCATCCAATACTTCTACTGTGTCTAGTGTGTCAATAAACTCCACACCCCACAAAGGTATCTGAGCGCCAGCCCTGCGTAAGCATTCATAAGCAAGCCAGAATATTTCTGTTTGCCTTTCGTGTTCACGCAGGACTTTGCTAATACCTGATCCATACTTTTGTTCGAAAGCGTACTCGACACCTGGTGTTATCTTATGCTCTGATACTTCACCATTAGCCCTTGTTATCTTTAGCTTTGCCATTATTACTCCTTAATTAAAATGCCACCGATGGGGACACTGTTACTGCGGAGTTTATAGTAAATGTAACGCTAGAGGTAGCAACCTCGGCAACGCCACCCTGACCAAGTGGGGTCAGGTTATTTACTAGAATTGAGAATTGATAAGTTGGGTTTGCAGCTGATACGGCAGTGCCCTTAACAGTAATTACTGATACTGATAGGGTCTTGCCGAATGCATCGTTTAATGTTTGCATTACTTGTGCAGATGCCCAGTCATTGATAAAGTCGATGGTAAATGTGCCTGATTGTAAACCAGCCACAAATTTGTGGGCGGAGTCTCCCATCGCTGTTACTTCCAGTTCATCTACGATCTGGTTAATTACAGCGTTAGTTACATAAGCGCTGATGTCGATTGAAGGTGTGGTTGGTGCAGCATTAGTAGCCAACTTAACACCAACGTTATTATTTAAGTATATTGCCATTGTTATTCCTCGTCTTTCTTAGTTTGTGCAGTTGGTTTTGGTGCGTCTTT